AAAGATTCTTGTGTTTCTCTTAATCTTTGTACTTTTGTTTCTATTTCTTCTGGTACTGTATATCCTCCATTTGCTGCAATTCCTTCTGAGTTTCCAGAAAAATCTTTTGTAATTATTGCTCTAACGCCTTTAGCAAATTTTGCTGTTGCTGTTTCTTCTTTTTCTTTTTCCTTTTTCTCTGCTACTTCTTCTTCACTTGGTGTATTATCTTCTTTTTCTGCTTCATACATTCTTGCTTCTAAATCATATTCTTTTTGTAGTTCGTCTGCTTCATCCATTAAAGCTGCTGCTTTTTCTAAATCCTTGTTTTCTCCATCTTCCATAAATCCTTTAGCCATCATTCTTTTTTGTGCTATTTTGTTTAATAATTCTCTCATTTTTTTATTCATAATTAAATACCTTCCTTTTCTTTTTGATTTTGTGTAAATAAAAAAGAGTCTAGCATTTTCATTCTTAAATCTAACTCTTTGTTTAAATCACTATTATTTTCATTTTTAACAGTTGTGTCTGTTTCATTTTCTTTTTTGTCTAATTCTTCTTGCTCTTTTTCTTTTTCTTCACAGTAGTTTTTTGTTGTTCCGTGCTCTAGGTTGTGCCGGAACCGCTACAAATGAAACTTCGTATGCTTCCTTAGCACCATCTAGGGTAAAATAACAAATTTTCTTTCCAGTTGCTGTGTCATATTCTCGTCCCCAATAGTGCGGACAATATGTTTTAGTATTGTCAGTTCCACAGATAGAACAAAAAGCATGTTTGGGTTTACAACCTGTAGAAACTTCTTTTTTTATTCCCGCTTTTATTTCTTGAATTAAATCAGCATTGCTATTTGTTTTAACCATATAACATTTTGCAATTAATTGTGTATAGATTTCGCCTGCTCCAGTCAATTTTGCTGTATCATCTTGCACAAGTTCTGTTTCATATACTCTTGCAATTTGATTATCGGCTGTTCTTCTATGATCTTTTATCATAGTTTTACCTATATACAATTTCTTTAAATCTTTTAGTGCGTTCAAGTTAAAAGGTTCAAAATTTCTGTCATCTAGTTCATTATCGCCCATTATTACTTTAAAAACAAAGACTTCTTCTGCTTTTAATGGACTTAATGTAAATTTATTGATTTTCTTTAAATCTTCTTCTGTAACTTCTTGACTTTCTACACTAGCAGATTTACATACTAAACCTTTTGCAAAGTTTTCTCCAATGCTTCTTTTATCGTTTTCTGGATCCATTTGTACAATTTTCCCTCCTCTCCTTCAAAATTATTAATATATTGAGCCCCTGTATATTCTACAGGAATGCTTGCACCATTACCTAGAAGTTTATCGCCACCCGGCTTAGCTTCTAAATCTAAAAACGCTCTAGCTTCATTAGGTGTATATATAAAGTTAGATACGCCTTTACTTAATGTTTCAACTTGTGTCTTTTGGTCTGCTCTTAAAATAACAGCTACATTAAATTTAAAATGATAGCCTTCTGCTTCCTCTTCGTCTGACAATAATTTATAACTTATTTCCTCTTCATATTGTTTAATTATGTATAACATTGTTTCTATATAGAAGCTTAATTGTTGTGCTTCTGCACTAGAATAACTTGATTTTTCATAATCTCCAATTTGATATGGCTTTATTCCAAATGCACTTGCAATTTGTAATGCAGAATATTTTTTTACTTCTATAAATTGATTATCAGCTAGTTTTATATTAAGTGGTGTTAGTGTAGCACCTAATGGAATAGGTATTATATTTTTTAATTCTTCATCGCTATATTTTCCTGTTGCAAATTTTTCTATACCTTTTGCAAATTCTTTTGCGTTTTCATCTGATAAAGAAGATGTATATTGTACTACTGCCTTGGCTGTAAATCCATTGTCATACATCTGATTTACTAATTCTTGTGCCTTGTTATTTCCAGTAATTGTACTTCTTAATCTTTCTCTTACAGACATTCCAGTTATTCCATCAAATGTACTAGATGATTTAAAATGTAATATTTCTTCTGAGCCAAATGTTATAACACCTCCAGTATAAGAATACCTGTAATAAATATCTGGTACTTTTGATATTATTTTTTTATCGTCATACCAAACCTCTACACTATCTGACGGTAAAATCCATAAATCATTTTTCACTTTATCAGCTTTTAGTTTTTTCGTTGTGATTAAAACATAAGCATTTCCGTAATGATTTCTATTGTATTCAACTGTAGACCAAAATGTAGTAGATGTCATAAATTTATTAGGTCTTTCATTCAACACCCTATATAGTGGATGTTCTCTACATACTGTTACGCCGTTATTTTCATTGTGTTTTAATAGTTTCAATGGTAATTTTCCTAATGTTTCACTAAGTACCTTTAAACACGCAAAATATGTTGCTTCTGATAATTCCTCTTTGTTGGTATCTTCTAAACCTAAAAAGTTTAATAAAGCTGCTAATTGATCTCTCTTTGTGCCTCTTGTAGTTATTGATTTTATAGTTTTTTTCGCTTTTTCAATTATTTTTAGTTTCATTTACTCACCTCCAGTTCATCATCTGCAAGTAATTGTTCATTTCTTCGTCTATATCTACTGTTTCTTCTTTTCCTAATTTCATATATGCAACATGTGCATCTATACAAGCATCTGCCGGATCTATTCTTTTGGTTTTTGCCTTTGGTTCTTTGTCTATTTTTATTTCTCCAAAACTATTTTGTACAACTTTTGCATTTGAAAAACTCCAACTTAATAGTTCGTTCTGCTTGTCATATTCTATTTTTTTAGATTTTATATTTAATCTCATATCAACAGTTGCATCATTTAGGAATCGTGCAGACTGTGTTACTTGTAATAATGGTACGCCAAATTCTTCTAGGTCGGCTAAAAATCCATCTGCATTATGGGGATCGTATCCTATTGCCTTTAAATCTAAATCGTATTCTTGTATTACATCTTTTAAATGATTAATTATAAACTTATAATCATTTTTGTATTCGTTTATGCCACCTGTAACAGTAATTAATCCTTCACTTTGCCATAAATCGTATGGGGCAATATCTGTATCTATATGTTCGTCCATTCTTCCCCTTGGCATAAAAGAATGAGAATAAATATAAAATTTTTCTTCTTCTAATGGAAATTCTAGGGAAATTGTTGTTAAATCTCCACCACTTGACAAGTCTATACCTGCAAAACATTGCTTTCCTCGCATATCTTCTAAAGTTTTTTCTGTTTCGCACTCTTTCCATTTTTCTATATCTATAAATTGGTCATCCGCTGTATTTACCCACATATTTAGGGACTTTACCATAAAGTCCCTTTGTTCATTGCCTCCCATATCTTTAGCAGTTTGCATATCTGTAATTAAAGTATTTAATGTATCTTCATTTGCTGCTAAATATGGATTAGCTTTTATTAAATTTTTTGGATCCCAAATATTATCGCCTTTATCTAATGCGTATATATCTACAAAAAAATCTTCTGCTTTTGCAATACCTCTTAAAATATTGCAACAGTAATTGTCTAATTCGTAACAAGGTGTATTTATTTTATCTCCTCTAGTTGTAATTATACTTATTAATGTTTCTGGAAGAGATTTTGTACCATTGTATAAAGCTTTATAAATTTGATTAGTTTTGTGTTGGTGGTATTCGTCTATACTGGCATATATAGCCCTAAATCCATCGTCAAGTCCACTTTCTTTACTTAATGCCTCTATTGTACAATGTGTTTCATTGGCTATTATTACAGATTTATAATCTTTTACTGCAAACATTCCGTCTTTTTCGCTTGCTATATCTTCGCCTGCTAGGTCCTCATCACTTTGTATAAACTTTGACATTTCTTCCCATGCAAGCCTTGCTTGTCTTTTTTTGGTTGCAGCTGTAAACAATTTTCCATAGTGATAGCCACTAAATCCCGCTATATATGTACCTCTAATACCATTCTTAAAAGTTTTACTATTTTGTCTAGCCATAGATTCGTAGGATCTTCTAAATCTTCTTTTTCCTTTTTGATTATACCAACCAAAAAGGCATCCCATATCGAAAATTTGAAAACCTAGTAACTTTACTGGCTTTTTCTCAAAACCTTCCCCAATGGTTAAGGTTTCTGCATATTCTAAAATTCTTTCGGATTTAGCAACATCCCAGTAATAAGGAAATTCTGCTGTATTTTGAATTTCTAAATTTTTTAAATGTCTTTCACAGGCTAATCTATGTAATTCTCCTGTAAAGACTTCGCCGGTTTACAACCTTTCGAGCATATTCTGTTACTCTATCTATCATTAAATCACATTAAACTTTGCAAATTTATTTTCTTTTGGTTTTTCTGGTGCTTGTGGAACTTGAAGCCTACATCTACTTGAAATTGTAAGTCCCAACTTATCAGCACAAGTATTACATTGTTTAAATGCTCTATCTTGTTGTATTAAATAAGCTTCAATATCTAATGACAAAATTCTTTGCATTTCTGCATCCTCTTTGTATTTCTTTGAAGTCTTATTTTTCATTGCCGAATTTAATAATTTAGTAAATTTCAAATAATTATCTTTAGCAATTAAATAACGAGCTAGACAGTCCTCATCTAACTCGCTCATTATTCCTATATCTACAAGTTTTGTTGCTATTTCCGTAAACTCATTTTTTTGTTTTTTACTTAAATAGCTTGGTGCCTTTACATTTTTATAATCGTCAATATTTATCTCGCTATTTTTTCTTTCTGCTATTTCTTCCTTAGTAAGATGTTTCTTACCTTTTGCTATTATAAGATCAATAGGTTCCCTTTGTTTTCCATATCCTGCCATAATATCCCCGCCTTTTTATTTTAGTAAAAAAATATGAAGTATCAAACGCATTATGGGGAGTTTTTTCTACGATGACCTCCCCTGCACCGATACCCCAGATATAATCAATACTTTTTTGCCCACCCCCTCGGGTGTAAGTACCTCCTATAAAGAAAATTTTTTAATTATTTTTCTTCGCTTTTTTTAGAA